TCATGCACTATTGTCCGTATCAATTCACGTACATCAGGTATGTTGTCATAATAGATGTATAGCTCATTGTCCTGCGCATCGTACTCGCCCATTTCGCCATCGGACCAGCCCTTACGGATATACCATACCGGGTCCCACTTCTTACGGCGATTCACTCCGAGGTTGCGCCGGCACCAACGGAAGACCATATTAGCTATACGGACCGTAGGTGCTCTGCCCAACGTGTTTAATTTTGTTTTAAGGTATATTTTACTTCGCATAAAAAAAGGCGGCCCACTCTGGAGGCCGCCTAACAGGTCTATTGTAAGCTTTTATGTAAAGTAAAATCGAGAATAACCATTAATATATGAGCGACAGAGATGCTTACAATACTGTCTCTTAATAGAGCGGAGCCGTGGAGTCGAACCACGTCCTGCAGCCTGGAGGGCCGCTGTGCAACCGTTTCACTTGCTCCGCTTGTGGGGCGCCGATGGATAACCCCTAACCATTTAGCCGGCGCCCATTTAATTACTTCTGGGTTGTGTCAGCTGCTACCTTTGTGGTATCTACCGTAGGAGTAGCTGTTGTATCTACTACCTTTGTGGTGTCAACTACTGTTGCACATGTGTCACAAGTAGGAGTAGCTTCGGTTGAGCCGTTTCCACCGCATGATGTGAATGATACAACTGCCAACAGGCTGAGCGCTACAAATGTTACTTTTTTCATTTTGTTTTTGTTTTTTGTTTTAAAATTGATTTACCTTTGATATATATGTTGTTTTATCGTTTATACTCTAATATACGAATAATTTTTCACTTTGCCAAATTTATTTTTTATCGGCCTTAGCGAGCTTCATTTCGGCCTCCCAAGCACGAGTGTCAGCTTTGGATAGCTCTTCAATCATGTCGAGCTTGTCTTTGAATAGGGTGTCTACTTCTCGGTTAGCTCTATGTGCGGACCAGGCATTCATATAGGATGTTATTATCCACAATAGTGCTATTGCCGGCCATTGCCACACTAGCCAGCCGTTACTGTACATTCCAATGATGCCACCAATACAACCGAGCGCACCTAGCGCATGCATAATGTTATTCCACTTCATTTACTTATTGTTTTGTTATGCTATAATATACGAATAATTTTTCACTTTGCCAAATTTATTTTAGTCCTCAATAAGTATCTTGTGCTTATAGAGCCACTCCCTTATGGTGTCGTCAAGATTAGCCTGTGCTTCATTCACAACTAGCTCTTTGTCTACGTCAATACTTTCAACCGTAAACCGGCCATTGTATATACTGGCTTCAACTGAGTCGGAGTCCACAATATCGGATTCACTAATACCGTCAATGTTGTCACATATACGCTCCTCAAGTGCTTCGACCAGTTCGTACATATCGGTTGATGTTACAGTACCGCCGGCAGTATCTTCGTCTTCGTCAGCGGTTGCCATAATATCCTGCAATATCATAGCTACCTGGTCAAGGGTATAGATTTTAGCACCATAGGTATTATGCGATGCGTTATTGACTTGTTCTAATGCTGTTTTAATAGCTTCTTTTACTTTACTCATGTTGTTTTATTTATTGGTTATTAATTACTTTGTGTATGTCCAGCCGGTCACAGTGGATTTCGCCGGCATCTTAGTCCAAGACTTGCCACACTTATATACTGCCGGCTTTGTATTGGAGCAACCGGTCATTACGCCGGCAATCAGTACGAATAGTATTAGTTTTTTCATTTGGTGTCAGTTTTAGTTTCAATTTGAATACGGAGTGCGTTTGCTTGCTCCTTTAATTGGTCGTTCCAAGTCTTCACTTTGGCTGCCCTATGTGGTGAGTCGGCGTGTATGTTATACCACATTTCAGTCTCAAGCTCGTCAATAAGCTGATGTAATTGTTCTAGTCTTTGTTCGTTGCTCATATAGATTGTTTTTGTTTTTTAGTTAATTGTATTCGTCTTACTTCGGCCGTTATCCACTCCATTACATTATCCGCATGGTAGCTAGATGTCATTTCGTTTAAGGTATTCAGTATTTGGTTATACCATTTGACGTGGTCCGTTTCAGCCCAGTCAGCCATATGGACCCGACCACTATCTATACCAATTGCTTTCACTTCGACCAGTTCCCTATCTGGCTCTTCATTGGTTACTCTAGCTTCAATAATGCCACCAAGTGCATATTCACCGATTTTGAAACGCTTTACTTTACTGCTCATATAGTTGTTTTAAGTTAGTGTTAATAAAAAAGCCCGATGTAGAAACAACAGGCCTAAAATGAATAATACAGAAAAAAGAAAACCCTGTAGGTTAATTACTCCTACGCATCAATATCTTCAATAGATGTCTTGTCACATCGTTCTGGTCGTTCAGTATCTAATTCCGGTAAGTCCGCTTGAGCTGCTAACTCCTTCATTTCACTCACCACTGCCCTAGCCATTGGACCACCATGCACCTTACCGGCCAGTGCCTTTGATTGTAAGTCTTCAACTTTCAAAGTTTCAATAAAGCGTTGAGCCGCTTCCTCACTAATAAAGTATCTAGGCATTTCCATTCCCTTACCGGTCACTTCCCACTGTTCGTAAAAGTCCTTCACTTTATTAAAGGTCAATTCACGCAGAACCTTTGTAATTTTATACCCACGCGGTGCTTTTGGTGCCGCCGGCTTAGTTGCCTTAGCCTTACGGGTCTTTGTAGCCTTCGTTTTAGTTTTAGTAACTACCTTCTTTGTTTTAGCCTTAGCCTTTTTAGTAACGGCTTTCTTTTTGGTCTTCACTCCATTGATTGCTTTATCAAATGCTGGTGAGAATTTCACTTCGACTTCTTTAATAGTTTTAGCTTTAGCCATAGTAGTATATTTTTGTTTTGAATGTTTTAATAATGTTTGTTTAATTATCCCCAGCGTTGTACAGCGTTAGCTTCAGCTTCCGCCAGGCTATTGATTACTCCATCCACTCTGGTCTCAAGTTCATTGTAAACCTTATCCATAGCGGACATGGCAGTATCGGTATCAAGTAGTTCAGGTTTAGAACGAATGACCTGACGTAAACAATATAGTACCTCGTTCAATTCAGCGATTGTTAGCTGCATATAGTATAAGTTTTAATTAAGAATGAAAAATGATGTAGAGTGTCCAAGCCATAGCCCAAGCAAAGGCGAGAACAATACTGGCTATAAATGCCGTAACAGTCAATGTAAGGATTTTTTCTTTGAGTTTCATTTGAATAGTTTTAATGATTAAGCGATTTCTTCGTATATACCAAGTACTTCAGCGATACCTAGTCCGATGCCGGCACCTACATAGTTGCCGTAACATAGGGCCACACACGCTCCTATACGAATGATTGATTTGATTAAGCTGATTTGAAAGTGCTTTTTGGCTGTGCTGCCCTTCTCTTGAAATTTCATATTAGTGAGTTGAGTTTAGTTCGTAATTAAATTCTTTAAGTAGTTTCACTTCTAATTGGTGAGCTGCGGCCTTACCACGTACAATATCAAGTACAAATACATCGTAAACGTCTGGTCCGTATTCCTTCATATTGGTATATAGCTTCCAGCTTTTATCTTCACATTTAGCCCTACTACAATGCTTTTGAAAACGGAGTCGAGCTGAATAAAGCACCTTACGTCCGATACAAGCTGTAATACCTAAATAGCTTTCGCCGGTTATGGTATTAACTATTTCGTACAGTATGTGGTTTCTATCGCTTCTCTTTTTTCTATTCTTAGTCATTGTGTATAAATTAGGTTATTAGGTTGTGTGAAAATTAGGTTATTATTCAAATTTTATCTTCCACGTAGTAAGTCAATAATGTTTTCGGTGGTCATTGGTTTTCGAGTGGTATAATCTTTTACCCAAGCAGTAGCGGCCTTTTTAGTGGTGAAATACTTTACCAACTTACGCGGACCAGATACTTTATACATAATGTAGGTATCAGGTACGAAGTCATTATCGGCCAACCTTAATACTCTACGGACCTTAGTGATTTTGAAATTCTTATTCATATAGTTTAATTTTATTAGTGTGAATGATTAGTGATTAAAACGAAAAATGTGTTACAATTAAAGTAACACAATTTCAATAGCTTTAGCTGATAAACCGATTGCTTTCAACTCACGCTTAACCTGCGGAATGAAACGCTTTTCAATTCGACCCATCTTAACAGGATATTCAGCCAATATCTGGTTGATAGTCGTAGCTTCACGTTTTAAGGTAGCGAAGAAAGTCATAGCTTTTTTCATGTCACCATTATGTCTACAAGCTACTTTGTGTTTACGGCCCATAAAGTCGGTAAATTCTACTACCGTATTCGGCTTCACAGCGTTGCTCATTTTAGAAGCGGCGAAGTTAATGTAAATAGGTCTCTCGTTATTCTGGTGTTTTTTGTAACCTTCGTTAAACTGTCTAGTCATAGTATTCATATATTAAGTTTTTTTTTAATGTGGACCAGTCCTTTCCGACCCAACAGAACAAAGATACTATGATCCGGTGACATGGCCAAATTCTTTGAAAAGATTTTTTATTGACTATCAACGAGTTAGCAGAATGGACGATCGGACTAATATGTAACCGGTTGATTCTCAATAAACTTTTTTCTGTATGTTAGTCAACACGTTACGGACCGGCTGAAACGGTAATACATAACTCGTTGATAACCAGTACCGTTTTTTCTATTTAACATAATATAATTTATAAGAAAAAACCCCACAATACTATATGTAACTCGCTGATAATCAACCGGATTCCTACTTAACATAATATATTTTATAGGAAACTCACAACAGGTTATGCGTCAACCAGTTACATATTAAAAATTTTTCATCTCAAAGCGGCATCATATTAAAAAAATTTCAATATGACCGGCATATTATTAAAAAATTTTCAGAGTGAAGCTCTACAACTCAATAGGCGTCAATGTCTCAGCGGACCGGCAACCCGATGCAACTCAATGCCAGCAAGGGTTTCAACGTGCTAAAATAAATTACGCTAAACAGGCACGCGGATTTCGGATAGGTCTTTTTTGCCAGTTCCACTTTTGAAGCAACAGGCACGATTGCCGGTTTATGAATTTTTACCAAACAAGCACGTTGCCGGTTCGGGTTTTTTCGGGTATGGAGGTCTGCCGGTTGGTACTAACGGGTACGCGTGTACGAAAGACCTTAGGTCGACGTGCTTGGGTGGGGCCGTGACTCCCATTTTCACAATCTAATTGCTTGCTTTTTATTCTTTATTCCCTTTGAGTATGTCATTTCGTTTTGACATTCCTTTACAATTTTATATACTCACTCCCACCCTTACCCACTTTTTACCATTTTTTGACACCGTTTCTTTATTTTGACACGGATTACTTTGACATACTAACTATACCGTTTACAATCTGGTAAGTTATTAGTGTTGTAGCAATGAATAGCAGGGTAGCATAGACCGCATCCTCGTTTAGGTCTTTTAGTTTCCGTTTATTCATATAGTATTGTTTTTGTTTTATGGTTTACTTATTGTTCTATATTATTACAAATACTATACCAGTCTTTATTTGGTCTTACTTATTGTTTATTATCTTATTTACTTTGTTTATTACTTATACTATCTTGTTGTTTATTCTTATTAGTCCTTGCTGAATTATTTTTATTAAGGGTGTCAGATTTGAAATGAATTTGAAAACCTGGTTAATAAAAAAACCGGTAACAATTTAATGCTACCGGTGTAATTCATAACTTGTGGTTTTACCTTCTTTGATTAGATTGCTTTATAGCCTTTCGGTTGTGCGTTCAACTTTTGTGTAATACAGGAAGACCCGTATTCAGTTGCGAATATATCAATGTCCTGCTTATTCATTATCTTATTCAATTCCTTAATTACACTATCTGCTAGTCCATTATCTTTTATCATTAAGTAATTGCTTCCCTTTGTGTAATTGTGGTTTATGTATATTATTGTTACGTCAGGGTATTCAGTTACATATCCTAGCTCTACAAACTTATTTTTTTCTAAGTCCTGCTTTATTCCTTTAATATCAATTCCGTTTATTTGCATTTGGTCTAGTATTGTGTTACTTTTGTGATTGCTGTCCAAGGTATAACTCCCTTGTACTCTAATGTGTCTCCGATATTATCTTGTACATTCCTGTCGATATTCAATTTTGATTTGTCAAGCTTATTCGTGTCAATATGTAGGACAACTATATTGTCAATCCAATTATCAGGAACTACGTCACTGCTTTCAGCATAACTACCTGCTACGTCAATATCGGTTGCCAAATAAACTAAACCGGGCTTTGAATCTTCCCAGGCCTTTTTGGATTTTGAAGTATCAAGTCCTGCCGATTTTATTTTTGGTATCAGTGCTTTGTATGTAGCATGATATAATATTTTTGGTATTGTTACTTCATTCAGTTTCGTTTCTTTTTTTACAGTGCCTCCAAATGTTTTTTTCAAGTCTAATTCCTTTGAGAGGTCCAATACTTGCACTCGTAGTTTTGTACAGCCGTGTTTATCTTTTAGAATATCCATAACACGTTTTGCTTCAGGCATATTTTCAGCGTTTGTGAATAGTATTGCTTCATCACGTTCACCTGGCGGTATTCCCCAAATAATATATTCTTTTTTACTTGCTTCGTTCAATAAGTTAGTTAGCTTAATCATGTAAATAAATATAGTTTAAGGTAATAAAAAAACCGATAACAATTTATGCTATCGGTCTTTGTTTATTTTGGGCGGCGTGTGTTTATTAAATTTGTGTGTCAGTCTTTTTACTTACTGCCTTATTGTATTTTCTTTTTGGTTTTGCCTCCATTGTAGGAGTCGTTTTTGTTTTAGGTTTGGCAGGTGTCTTTGTAGACTTTACTTTTTTATCTTTATTTTCTGCTAATTGTTTTTGTCTATTCCTTTCAACGTCCTCTGCCCATTTTTCCTCTTTTGTTTTTTTCCTTTCCAATGTAGGTACTTCAACTGCTTTTGCTAATTCAATAATCTTTGCTTGCTGTTCTGCCATAGTCTCATTAAATTGTTTTTCCTCGGCGTATGTCATTGTGAAGTGCTCAAGAGTATATTCTTTGGTTTCTTTGTTATACTTTGTAGTGAAAGTTTCTGCTACATAGTGACTACCATTAAAGAAATTTTTGACTCTTGCCATTAAGATTGCTAATTTAGTTTCAATCTTTGTTTTGTAAACTTTTGTTGTCTTCATTTTTGTTTTGTTTTTGTTTATTGTTTGTTTTATATTTAATGCGTTCCGTTTGTTAATGATATTCCATGTTGAATGCCGAAAATGAAATGTCTGGTTTCTCGTTCTGTCATATTCTTTACGGTATTGCCGACAGCATATCCTATTTCGTTTCCTAAGTCCGATATGTCACCATAGTATTTAATTGTGTCCATTGTTTTACCCAAATTAGAAACTACTTGATATAATGTATTCTGCATTGTGTCCGGTAACTGGTCCTCGTCACGTTGATTTGCTTTTTCTATTGCTTCATTTATTTTCTTACTCAAGTCATCAAGCCATTCCTTATACGTCATAGGGTTTATTGGATTTTCCCTTTCGTATCTTTTATATTGTTTTTCTAATGTCATTTTATTTTACCTTTATTCCGATTTTAATTTTATCACCGTCTGGTTTGCTGTATATAGCATGTGTCGGTACTAATTGATATTCCTGCCCACGTAACATATCCACATACTTTTGACCCATACCCGGTTTCAAATATGCTATAGTCAAATGCGGGTGATAGTCTGGATAACTCGTTGTATGCGGGTACTTAGTCAATAACTTATTAACTTCATGTAGGTTTGGTCCCTGTACATCAAATTTGAGTACGTCATATTTTTCATTTTGAAATAGCGATGCGTTGCCAATACTACATTCACCAAAAGTAAAACCGTCTAATACATTTTTAATTGCTTTCGGACTAACCTCTTTATGCAATCCATAAAGCAATGTAGTGTGGGGCTCATCCTCAATACCATAAGTCCTGTCCTGCTCTTCCTCGTATAAATGGTCGGGGTTTATGGCATCATGTACTTTGTTTATTTCAGGGAAATCAAAGTATAACATAGCGCATCCGTAGTCGTATGTGTCATTTGCTTTTTCAGCCAGTATTCGTTTTGCTAATTTAGACAGTTTCATTTTGTATTTTTTGTGTTAAAATAATAACCTCTTTATTTTCTTTGTCCATATAAACTGCTACTACCGGTTTTTCAATTTGATATGTATATTCATTTTCGGATTCGGTTAAGTCTCCATTCACAATATCAAATTCAGCACAGTCTTCCGGTAGTGAATTTACCCAGTCTTTTAATTCTTTGAGTTTCATTTTTGTTCTGTTTTAATTTATGTTTATACTATTTGATATTGCCGTAATTCCTTGCCTCGTCAGTGCTGCCGATACTATTTCATTAGTCACAAATTCTATATGCTGTTCAACTAATTCATTTACTCGCATGTAAAATAATCTTTTTACTTTTATTTCATTCAGTCCCAAATGTACTGTATATATGTTATTGGCTGTAGCATTTAGTGTTAGCTTAAATTTATTATCTAAATGATGCGGCATACGATCGAGTTTATACATCCACTTGTGTCCATTTGAATATACTAAAAATTCATAGTGGTCATCAAGCGTAAGCCATTCGTCTATGCTGATGCCAAACATATTTATGCCCTCTGTCTTATATAGATTTTTTATTGTCAGCTTTTTTGGCATTCATTTTCTTTTATATGCTTCCAAGGGGTTTCGTTTTCGGCCCAATCTTGTATTTGCATTGATTTGAACATAGCCCAACGGTATGTAGTATATAGTGCGGGTATAGTTCCCATGATTAGTGAAACTAAATGTCCAAACCAAAATAAAGACCAGGACAATATGTAACTAATAAATTTTTTCATTATTCAAAATTATGATTTGCTTCATCAATTATTTCAGCGTTAGCGGAGTCGTGCTCAATTACAGCATCAATAGCATTTTCCATCTCGTCATTTTCATGCTGAATAATTGTGTTTTGATTATCCAATGAATCCGTTTGCGTTTGTAGTGTTTTTATTTCAGCCTTCAATTCTTTTATCTGCTCTTTTTGAGTAAATAAAATATAGAATAGCATTCCGACACTTGCCAAACTTAATACTGCTCCAATATATTTTTTCATATTTTTTAATTGTAAATTTTCCAATCAATTTTAGTTTCTGATAAAAATGATTTTAATTCATTCCTTTGCTCGTAATCTTTATGAATACATATACAGTCTTCATTTGGCAAAGCATTCATGGGTCTATAAATTTCATATCCAATACTCGTAAGATATTCAATTACACGCGCATCATTTTCATTATCATAATTTTCTAATAGCATCCAAGGTTTAGATTTTTTCAAAAGTTTTTCCATACCTTTGAGTGCTGATAATTCTGCTCCCTGAATATCCATTTTAATAAAGTCCACATGCTCTACATTTGAAAAATGTTTATCCCAACTTACTAAGTCAATTTTTTCAGTATCTATTTGGTCTGTAGTTACACCACGCCCACCTAAATTTAATACACCATTTGGTTCTGTAAATTGCTCTATACTTTGCATATTTAGAATGGCGTCATCGTTGTAAAGACCCAATCTATATTGTTTTACATTTTCATTTACGTCATTCATTAGTATATTTGTACTCAATAAATTGAATATCAAACTTTGTGGCTCAAAGGCATAGACCAATTTACCTAGCTTTGCGAATTGTATTGTATGAAATCCTATATTAGCGCCGGCATCAATTATTACATGCTCCGGCTTTATGAATTGAGAATATATAGCATATAAATGTTGCTCCCAATATCCATGTCTTAAAATAAAATTTCCAATTAAATCATTTTCTAAAACTATAAATGACCCAAATCCTATATCTTGTGTCTGTCTTAAATTCATAAATTAAATATAACTTGTTACTTTTGGGGTTTCTTTTGTAGTGTATGTAATAGGATTGTCGGTTTTATATGTTATACTGCTATTACTATTTTCACACGTAGTGATTACGGCAGTAGTACCATTTGGGACACCAATAGGAGTGCCATTCATATCTGTCGATGGCCAAGGTGCAGCAGTGCGATTATCATTTTTAATAGAAACTTTGTTAAGTTCATTAAGCTGATCTTTTATCCGAGTGAAAGCAGGATTCTTTTGTTCCTGTAATTGCTGATAATCAATAAATCCCTTCAGCCAATAAATAAATTGTTCTTGTGTCATAACTTTATTGTTTTACTAAATATACGAAACTTTTTTTGAATTACAAAATAATTTACAATCTGCCTGCCCCTTTGTAATGCTTTTTATAGTAAGCCTCCGATAAATTACTAATCTTAACGCCTTCTTGTCGGTTTGCAGCGTGTACGAATTGGTCGTTACCAATGTACACACCAACATGCCAACCAGAAGGTGACAGTGGGCTGTTGAAAAATATCATGTCGCCAATTTGTAAGGAGTCAAATGATACTCGTTGTGTCTGATGCCAAAGATAATAACATGTCCCACTAATAGTTGAACCGAATACTTTGCTATACAGTCGTGCCACAAAGTTGCTACAATCAATTCCAAATTCACTATTGCCGCCAAGTTTATATGGGCGACCAATCCATTCGTTAATGAAATTGCATAACCCACTTTCGTTTTTCGTTTGTGAATATCCACTCACAGCCGTAAATAAAAATAA